GATTAAGACCAACTTTAGATAGAATTTCAGAGATTTCATAACGTTGTTTATCTTTTCTTAAGTTATATTCAAGCATTGATTGAACTTGTTGAAAAGTACGATTTTCCATTTGACTCTGCAAATCTTCTATCTTTTTTTGAGATTCTTTTACACTTTGTTGCATTACTTTAATCTGTTCAGCAGCCACTTCAATCTGTTTACCTTTTAGACCAGCATCAGCAAGCTTTTGTTTTACATCAGCTTCATTAATATCTGTCTGACCTTTCAAGAGTTTAGGCAACCAATCATTATTGATAGTTTGTCCGACAGTTTCAGCGTCAACCTTATCGGCTTGACTTTCTGCAAGTTTAGCTTGCGCATTTGTCAAACGGGCATTAGCAGCAATAGAAGCAGCTTCACCAATAGTAGGACCATTGGCAACAGGTGAATAATCCATAGGAGTAGCACCTTCGCCGGACGTCATTTCAGGAGAAGCAGCAGACAAATTTTGTTGACCGTACATCAAATCAGGATTCAAACCAGCAGATTTATAACGGTTCATTTGATTCAATGGAGTATTATACTCATTTTCTCTATTCCATTGGTCTATATTCCATTGATTCTGCTGTTTAGCAAGATTCAAATTATAATCACGGGTTTTCTGATTTTCTTCACGCTGAAAATTCAAATATTTGTTCAAATTCTTTTTCTTTTGAACAAAAGAGCCAATACCGGAAGCAATATTCCAAGTATTGGCGATTGCACCATTTATCCAACCGCCAATATCCATAACTAACCAAATTTTTTCTTATCAACCTTGTGCGCTTTAAGCACTTTATTTTTGGCAACTTGTTCAAGTTCCCAAAGTT